TGCAACAGCATGTTCAAGGTACACACTCGTGTCGGAGAAGTGATACATCTGTAGTTGCATACACAGCGTCTCGTACAGCCTCTCAGTCACCGACACGTCACGCATACAATACTGAATCATCTCCTCAGACAACTGACTCCAGTCATCATGATCTCCCTTGGGGAAACGTAGCTTCTCACCCCATGTAGCTAGGCTGTGACCACCCTGTACGTCTGGATGAAACAGCCTCGACATCACCAGTGTATCCAACACACGATCAGGATGTACCCGTATGTCCCATAGCTTTTCAAGCACAGGTCCATCAAAGCCGATGTAGTTGTGACCACATACATGACCACCCCTAGCTAGTTCCTCGAACAAAGACTCTCTACAGGTATGGAGACAGTGATCCTCGTTTGGCCTCTTCGTCACTACGCAGTGTATTACCGATGGCTGGAGACCATCCGTTTCTATATCCAAGAACACTATATTCGTAGTAGGCAAGGTCCAGCTCTTCTCGCTCTGTAAGTTCTCTACCATAGTTCTTCATCTCCATGTTCTGTTCCTGAGTAACTATCCAGTTCCCCATCTTCGACATCGTATGATTCCTCCATGTCTGATAAATGTGCATAGTCTAAGTTACCTTCGACGGTAACGTCATCCTCAATTAGGAATTTACCACAACCATTACATAAGTCAACAAACTCCCCCGACCCAGTGAACTTACGTGTTAGCTCGTAGTCATTGAGTATCTTGTTACATGCAACGCATCTCACTCCATCATCTCCGTTAACCGTCCAGTGTCTTTATTATACAGCAACGAACAGGCGGGTCCAGTCATACCGCTGAACCTGTTCTTCAGTACACGCACGTTGGTTGTGTTGCGTACCATCTGATCTTCTGCTTGTGCATTACGCTCTAGTCCAAGAACAATATCAGAAAGCTGAGCAATTGAAGCACTGCCGCGAAGCTGACCCAAACTAGTAACTGCTCCATCCTCATGTCCTTTTCCTTCTGGTCTACGTAGGTGACTAACAACAAACATACATATCTCCATCTCCTGACAGAACATACGCAGCTTGGTCATGATCTCATCAATGGCTTTACGTTCATCACCATTGGATTGATCCGATACCAGAATGGATATGTGATCGAGGATGATGTACCTAACACCCAACACCTTAACTTGGTAGCGAAACCTAGCCAGCACATTCTCGATCTGATTGGAGCCAAACGAATCCCACAGCACAACACGGTCGTCCAGATCTAACGAGTTGAATACGTACTCTACCTCATCTGGGGCGTAATCACATCCGGGTAAGTGTATCGGTTTGTTGATCTGTAGACCCACCAGTCCACGGGCAGTCCGGTTAGGTGTCTCTTCTAGGAATGCTAGTCCTATTCTCTCGTTAGTCTGCGATGCAATGGAGAACACTAACTCACGCATGAACGTAGACTTACCCAGACCAGACCCTGAACAGATGGTAACTAGCTCAGTCGGTCTAATGCCAAACGTCATGTCATCCAGTCCCTTGTAGGGATAGCGTATCTCTGCCTCCACCAATGGCTTCTTCAGTGCCTCACGGAGTGACCCTATCATCACCATCCCGTCTGGTGTGTACACCTTAGCCGCCCACCACCGCTTGATGAAGTCATCCTTGTCGGCGTTGACGAGATAGTCTGATGCATCCTTGTGTTCACCATGTTGGTAGATCTTTGCCTTACCACCAAACATATCGGCACACTCGTGCGCTGCTTTCTTACCATGCTCGTCGTTGTCGTAGCAGAAGATGATGTTGTCGAACTGATCGAGGAACTCGTATGCCCTGCGACAATCCGCCGCCGCACCCTGTGCGCCATTACGAATAGACACTACTGGGTACTTGTCACCAAACATCTGGTACGCAGACAGTGCATCCATCTCTCCTTCCACCACGGTTATGTACTGCCCACCCGAAGGGAATAGATGTTGACCGAACAGACCGGCACGTTTCCAGTCACCGTCGATGCTGAACTTCTTATCGGGTGTACGTTTTTTAACTGCAGTTAATTCACCGTCAGGTGTGTGATATCCGAAGTGTACCTCGTCACCATACACAGTGGATGAATACTTCTCCATTGTACGCGCATCAATACCCCTGTCCTGAATGCTCCTAGATTGCCCTCTAAGCTCCATTACAGGAACCCTTGGGGTTGGTACCCGATAGTCGTTAATGTCGCTCACAGAGCCTCCTGTGCCGTCTGAGGACGGGGTAAACGTAGCACATGCGAAACAATAGCTCGACCCATCCTCATTGTAGGACAACGCATCACTAGATCCACAATCATTACACTTCTGGTGTAGCTCCACGAACGCCATCAATGCACCTCCTGACTTGTACCGAAACGAGAAAGATAACGAGACTTCAGTTGCTCATCATCCATCGAATCAAACTCCAATGCAAAAAGATTAAACAACATGTTCATTGCCTCCATGTAATTGACGTTATGCATCTGATCCTCCGTCAACTCTTCAACCATACGAATACGTTCTGCTTGTTCCATGTTACCTCCTATATTAAAAGTAATATGTATTAGTAATACTTAATACTAATGCATAGTACTTATTGTATAGACTATATAGATTAGTATACCACACGACGAGACTTTTTGCTAATGCGATTGTCGGTAGTATTCCCTCTTGATTTAGTCCGTGGTTTGTGCGTCCTAACATAACGCCTTGTGTTTCTGCCCATATCTTTCCTCCCTCTCGTCGTTAACATGATCCAAGAAAGCACGTAGCTTACCTGAACGCTTAAGCTTTTGCAGCGCACGATACTCAATGACACGCACCATCTGACGACTGATACCTAACTCTTCAGCAATCTCTTGGTGTGTCATGTGGTAATCAAGATACTTCTTCGCCACTATCCCGCTCCTCCTTGTACTTGGAGATATCGTCCTCGTGATACTCCTCTGCATAGTCCCAGATACAACGATCACCTTCCCAATAATCTTGGTAGTCGTCGTGCCAAACTTCCCACTGTTCGCGTCCCATACGTCCTCCTACTTCTCATGCTCGATGATCACCTTTGTGGTGTCACGCTTGTAGCATAGTAAACAATCCATACACTTCTGTCCAGTACAGTTAGCTTCTCCGTCGAACTCCTCCGATACGTTGTTAAATACACGGTCGAATCCACGAGGTGGCTTTGTCATTATCCTGTCAACAATAGGATTACTATAAACAAGAATCATATTATCAGGAACAAGATGTAGATTAGGACGCACATAGTCCACACGCTTAGTCCACAACGCAAACGTAGAGTGTTTGTTGTCCTTGGCTATCGCACAAAAGTTACGGAAATGCTGCTCATTTATTAGCTCTCCATGCCCATGAAACCGCACGTATGCACCGGAGGTACGAGGAAGAATAAACTCAGCATCACTGGCGAGGATGTCACTATTCCTCTGGAATGCAGGGGCACAGTTCTTCCTATAACTAGAAAGCATACCAACACTGTAACACTTACCACATATACGCTTGGGGTCTTTCTTCTTAGACTCCTTGATACAGAACTCATTCGTTAACGTATTGGTGTTGATTGCTTGTATACCTTCCAGCTTACCTGACATCTTACTCAGACTGGGCATCGGGTTCATACACCACCTCCTCTCTGATTACACGGCACTCTTCGCCGTCCTTGATATAACTATCGCAAAAGTACTTTGCATTGTCAAGCGTGGAGAAGTGGTCAGAACCATCCGGTGATCTCTCTACCCACTCCCACACGTCACGGTCAAACTTATGCACTATGAAATATGTATCAAGCATTTACATTACTCCTTGTCGTAGCCGTATTTTTTTCTAACATATTTGGTTTCATACTCCGTCAACTCCTTGTATGTTAAGTTACATTGCTGCTCATGTATATCCCTCATCTCTGCAAGGATTCGTTCGCAGTCTTCTACTGCTACAATATCAATGAGACCTATCATGTCATCGAACTGTGTAAACGGAGCAACTTCACGTAGCTCGTTGTAAGTCCGCATAGACTTTACCTTTAGTTTAAGTATTGAGCTAGTCACACTTACACCTCCACATCATAGACCGTAGTGGTCTCTTCATCTTCTTGACGTTCTGCATATACGTCATCCTCGTTCCAATCAATACCCGGACTGAGGTCATGCAGAGCATAGTCGATAGCAGCTTGCTCCGCATCACACTCGTCTGACGCCTGAACGTACACACGACAAGACATAGTCACAGTCACATCGTATGCGTACACACGCACAGAGAGCTTGTCATACAACTTATCCAGATGACGTATCACCTCATCGAGCATTACCTCCAACTCCTCGAATGCAGTATTGTGCGGACTGTTGATTACATCGTACTCAATGGCACCACGTATCGTATTGATGCGCCTACGATGCTCTACTACTTCTTCCTTACTTGTCAATAAATGATCACTCATTCTGTACACCACTCCACTTTGTTGATAATACGATCAGCATACTCATTAGCTGAGTAGTCACTGATCACTTCCATTGCCTCACTGGTACTTGTGACGTTGCCATAAATAAACTGAAACCACGCAACATATTTATCTTCTTTGTCACTCCACACCTGCACATCATCGAAGTCACACTGACCCATGTTGTCCAACACCGTGAAATGCTCACGAGATTTCTTGACATCCGGGCCTTCACCTTCACCAAACACACTGATGCTCTTGTCTGGATCACTTAGCACAGTGTCAATAAAATACTGCGCCACTCTGTTTTCAGTAAAATGCATAACTACTACTCCTCACCAAATGAATCACGACAATCGTCGCACATATAGGCACCCGTCTTATTACCCACGAGTACCTCCCTCGTACTGGCATCCTCACTGTCGAAGATGTCCTGTACAAATCTGTCAGTACAAAGATACCAACCCCACGAATCCGTGTCAACCACACGACTGTGCACACTCCTGCACAACAGGCACGTAGCCGACACTTTAGTTTTGCTGAACAGATCCACTACCTCACCCATGATTATCCTCCTACAATAATTTTATGCCGAGCATACGAATTTAATGGATGCATGTCAGCAACCATATCTTCCACGTTATCTTCCCAACACGACACACAGATACAGTCACCGTTGTCCTCTTGGTAGACATCCTTCTCACTGCGAAACCACTCATCGCACACAACACACTCAAAGACCATAGACATCAGAACATCCTCGCCATATCTATCATGCACTCAATGTCATCAGGACTATTCCACTCGTCGGGGTACGGCGACATATCCTGCGACTGACCTATCAACTCCAACATCTCAGCCGGATAGATAGGGCTGTGCTTACATACCCTCTGACCAGCTAGTCTCTTGAATGCACCACACCCATACGTCTTGAACGCTACTGCCGCCTGCTTGTATGTGTGTCCGTGCATGTCATGAAGCTCGTCATGATCCCACGGTTCACCACAATGTCTGCAATGAATATCCATCGTTACTTCTCCTTATGAATGCGTATAACCATTAGGTTCAATGGCTAACCACATCGTCCACCACTTCACCACGACAGCACCATCACCACCGAATATAGGCTCAACACTGCGCCTGAACTGTCGGTACGTCATACCGTTGTCGTGGTCTCTCCACTTCCGCAACAACGCCTGTTGCTGGGCCTTAGTAATACTAACCATCAGTCAAACCTCCCTACACGTTGATTACCTACGCTGTCCTTGATGCCG